GCTTTTAATCCGGATTTGGATGTGTTTGTAGGACAACTGGATGAAAACAGTATCTTCAAATCCCTTCATTCTATTCTTAAATCTAAAGCTGTCGAACCGATGGAAGTTGCTAGGATGAATATGGAAGGTGCATTGAGGGAATGGTTCTTCTATGGCGAGAAACATTTCGAAATGCGCCGCGAACAAATGTCCAAGATTGCTAAGAAGTGTAGGCTTACTAGCGATGCATTGGGCAAGGACTACTGGGAGAGAGTAGAAGAGTGGAAGTTGAAGTATCAGCCTCAAGCTGGTGTTATTGAAACACCAGAAATTCTTGATATTACTGATAAGAATCATCCTATTTATGGTGGTGAAAAAGTACATAAGAATGTACGTAAGAGAGTCGCGGAATTGATTTCTGAGCCCGAGTCTGTCTTGCGTGATTTGTATAATCTTAGCACTATCATGTCTACCACAACAGCACGTATTACCGCGCGTGCTTGTGAATATATTTTGGATTATCGAGGGTGTGTACCTGTCGATGTTTGGAACTATTCAGATGATTCTGTTAGTACAATAGAAGATCCTGAGCCCGTACCGAATGAGAATGAGCTTATCGACGAGGTTAAAGCTATTCTTGGTAAGCCCACTGCTGAGGAGTATGTAGTGGTTGCACCGCAATTTGGTAAGGGTGACTTATTGTATGTCAATGGAAATACCATTATGGTGATAGAATGTAAACGTGTTATTGGGAGACCAAATCATTTTGCACAGAAAGTGGTAGATCAGGCTAAGAAGTACGGTGCTGTTGTGCGTGCTCTTAAGCCTGATCACACTGTTTATTCCTTGACTTACACTGAATTTGGATTTCAAATTGTTGACGTTCAAGGAGATCTCACCTTTCCAGAGAGGTTTGCACATGTCTTAGACAACGCAGACATTCGCTGGATTTAACTTAAACACCGTCCGTCATGACTTTAAACTGTCTGGAGGTGTGTAGCGCAACATCGTCGTGACTCTACGGAGAAACCAAAGCGCACCTTTTCATTGATTACAGATGTATGACTATGGTTCAGTATTTCCATAGCCGCAGACTGCTTTGATTTGGTACAATGACGCGAACATGCGAGTACTTGTTTAGGTACAGTGGTTTATAGCCCCACAAATAAAATACGAATAGGCGGACACCATGATGCAGGTGTCTGACCCTTATTAAACAAAGCGCATTACTAACACTTATTATTTATTAAATGAGGAAATTGTATATACTCCACAAAGTGGTGCCCTTGGAACTATTCAAGAAGAGGGTGTTGCTAA